CGGATTGAGTCCACGCATCCACCATAGCAAAAACACGCAATTTCCCCGCTGCCTCTTCCTTTATAGAAAGTTGGCCCTCTCCCTTAGGAGATGGGACAGCCTTCAAATGACGGAATTCCGGACCAATACGGTTATAAAAATAAGGTAAAGACTGTGACAGATATTCCAAATAAAATTGGAATGATGGAAGAGTCTTGCTTATAATTAACCGCAAGTCGACGCTCTGAGCCATGCTCAGAGCATCAAATAGGACACCCGTCCAAGAAGTTGGAGAGGAGGGCGACGCCTTTTCCGAGAATAACAACCTATTCGAAGATTTGAGAGAATTCCTGTGAACCGATAACAGGTTAAGAGTTAAACTCTTAATCCCATTAATCGCTGTCACAAGAAACTCTGGATCCCCAGAATAAGGATCGGTAATAGTGGAAAGTTTTAGTTTCCCGGGTATACGAATAATTCGATAAATCGAAAAAATCGTTAACCACCAACGTATAATCGAAGGTGACCCCTTAATAATTGATAATCTATCACGAGTACCAATTATTTTCGGAAGCCCACACCGAGCTAAACCAGGAAAAGGGTAGTCTTGATTAAGCTCCCTAAAGGAACTTAATGGAACCCCCGCAACTCGCTTCTGGACAGCAAGCTGGCAACATTTTAAGTAATGGACTACGTAAGCTGGACCATATACTCTTCTTAAACGTAAGAGATAATGGGCCACCTGAAATAGTTGGTTATAGCGAATACGCGGCTTCACTTTGTTGGGAAAGCAGGAAACCACTAAACGTGGACCCAATTCCCGACAGAGTGCTAACAGTTGTAAACTGTTAAGGCTGATCATAGGCTCTGTTTTCCGCTCATCCTTAAACATTTGTTGAACAGAAATAAATTGTAAATTTGTTTTTTTCATCATATATTTAGGAATGTGTGGACCTCCTTTTCCACATACAAACATACCCACAAGGTATCCCTCCATGGGGCGCCGGGACTGGTGTTTAACCAACCGTCGCGTCCATATCAAAAGGAGCTCTATCAGGCAGATTGCAAACTAGAGACAGAAACTACATTAGTCATCATGGTCTCCCATGGCTAACGACCAGAAGCACCTAGACCGAGGTGGATGATATGGGTCCCAACGTAAATTGGGAACTTCTCATGCGCCACCTCTCGCCAACACTCCTCAAGTACTCAGATCGTCCGCTGGACCTGAGAATCAGGAGAAATCTTGACTTAAGACAAGGAGAAATCTTTGGGTTAAGTACGATTTTTGGTAAAACCGTTTGAGGTCCTTAACCAGACCTGGAATCGG